ACTTTGAGATAGCTAGAAACGTAAAACCAGAGGCTCTTGCAAATAGAAAAGTCTTCCCAAGTGGTGCAATCGGCAGTCGCCGTTTGGCTGCATAATAGGAATAAGATATGAGTTTAGTTTGGCCTAATAAAGACCCCGACGAACTGTTAGACTACAGTGTTGATTGGACCGCTGCACTGGGCACCCTTACCATCACTAATGTTGCTTGGTCTGTACGGTCTACTCGGTATGCTATAGAAGTCCCCATCGGTGCGGGACACACTATGACTTTTGGTTCTGGTGGCCTTCATACAGATGGCATACAGAACATTTCTCAGGCCACAGTGGGTAAGGTAGCGGTTATATTTATTGCTGGTGGTACAGATAGCGTAGACTACACATTTGTTTGCACTATTACTACAAGTCAAGGAACAATACTTCAACGAAGCGTAATACTTAGATGTAGGAGTGTATAATGCCAGATAACTCAACAACACTTTACAATAAGTTTGCTAGAAGTGAGTCTCCTTACGCTAGTAACAGTAATGAAGACGTAGCAACCTTTAGTACTGCTACAGCTAAGTATGTAGTAGCTCACGGGTCTAGCCCAGCTAAGTCAAGCAAGTTTGTAACTTTTCGGGAAGCCGACTGGTTTAAGAAGTACCTTGCAAAGAACTCTTCTGATATAGGCATTACAGTGACAGTAGCATCCGGTACAAATTCCTACGGAGGGGGTAATAAATATTACTTCGGGGGCACAGTAAGCCCTGCAGTAGGGTTTGTTGCTGGTAAGACTTACGTCTTTAATCAGTCGGATAGCTCTAATAGCGGACACCCTTTGCAGTTCTCTATTGTTGGTAATGGTAGCCACGCTGGTGGAGCGCAGTACACTACGGGCGTAACTGTTTCGGGAACTGCTGGTAATGCAGGGGCCACTGTTACGATTGTTATATCTGCAAGCACACCTACCCTACACTACTACTGTCCGAATCACAGTGGAATGGGGAGTCAAGCTTAATGGCTGAGTATCAGGGGGAGAAAGTTACGCTAAACAAACCTCGCCGTATTAAAGGCGGTAATAAGAAATTTGAAGTCTTCGTACAAGACGGTAGCAAAGTAAGGAGAGTAGCCTTTGGAGATCCCAATATGGAAATCCGCAGGGATGACCCGAAAGCTAGGGCCAACTTCCGTGCAAGACATAACTGCAGTACGAAGAAGGATAAAACAACGGCGGGATATTGGTCATGCCGAATGTGGGAGGGGGGAACCTCAGTGTCAGAACTTACTAAAACAGAGATCGAAGGTAAAATCCTCAAAGCAGACGACGAACAACGTCTCGTTTATGGTTGGGCATCGGTCGTTACCGAAAAGGGCGAACCTGTTGTTGATCGTCAAGGAGATATTATTGAACCAGAGACACTTGTTAAAGCCGTGAACAACTTCATGGAGCATATTCGTGTTGGTAAAGAAATGCATAAAGGGGATCAGATTGGGGCTGTCATACACTCCATGCCTGTCACTAATGAGATTGGTGAATCCCTTGGCATACAGAGTGACCGAGAAGGTTGGATTGTTGCTTTTAAAGTATACGATGATGACGTTTGGGCAAAGGTCAAATCTGGTGAACTTGCGGCCTTCTCAATAGGTGGTCGAGCAGTCAAGGAGTCGTATGATGCCTAACTTACTTAAACAACTGGAATTAACGGAACTGTCCTTGGTTGACCGTCCAGCTAACGCACAAGCAATGGTTTCCCTATACAAACGGGATGAACCGCAAGGAGATACAATGGAAATCGAACAAGTAGACAAAATGTCACCTGACATGAAGGCGAAGCTAAAGCCCTACATGGATAAGGGTATGGACGAAACTGAGGCCATGAAAATGTATAACATGGATATGGCAAAGAGTGTCCAAGGCCCAGATACAGAAGTAGTTACGCTTAAGGCTGAACTAGAGGCACTACAAGTTGAGGCTAACCGTCTTAGCAAAGCTCTGGAAGAAGCTGGCTACATCGTTAAAGCAGAGTCAATCGAAAAGTCGGTTGAACCTGAGTATGTAACTTACGGTGATGAGCAAATCAACAAAGCTGATATCCCTGCTGTCATTCTTAAGGCACTTGAAGAAGCTGAAGTTGCAAAAGCAGATGCTATCTTACTTAAGCATGCAGAAACAGAACTTCCTCACTTTGATATTGAAGTAGCTAAGTCTTTAGTTGCCAATTTCGGAGACGAAGAAACAATCATGCAAGCCCTTAAAGCCGCAGACAAAGCCTTTGAAGGTAGTATGAGTGAACTTGGTAAGTCTGACGTTGACGGAGAGTTTAGCTCTGCGTCTGATAAATTAGACTCACTTGTAAAGTCCTACATGGACGCAAACAAAATGAAAAAGAGCGAACATGCTTTGGCTTATGCTGCTGTAGCTAAGACCGATGAAGGCAAAGCTCTTATCACTAAATCCTATAAAGGGGAATAAAAATGGCTATTATGCAATCACGGGACAACCGTTCGTATAATTCAAGCGGTGATTTGTCAGCCGCACAATTTAAGTTTGTAAAGCTAAATGGTGCTGATGTAGTCATCGCCGCAACTCTTGGGGAAAATTGCATAGGCGTTTGCATGAACAACCCAACCGCTGGTACAGAGGCAACTGTATGCGTTACTGGTAAAGTAATGGTTAAGGTTGGAGCCGCTACTATTGCTGCTGGCGCACAAGTCGGCACTGATGCAAATGCTCTGGCTATTACCTCTGCATCTGGCAAACGAATCATGGGCTATGCAACTGAAGCTGGCGCTGTTGGTCAGATCATTGCTATCGAACTCATCCAAGGCGGCAACCTAGTTGCATAAGCCAGTACAGAATAAGGAATAATTATAATGCCACTATTGACTCCATCACAGGTGCATCTTGATCGCCCGTTGTCAAATCTGACACTGGCCTATGCACAAACACAAGAAAACTTTATCGCTGATAAGGTCTTCCCCACAGTAGGCGTTGCTCGTCAGTCAGACAAGTATTACATCTACGACCGTGCCAACATGAACCGCACTGGTGACGTAAAGAAACTTGCGCCACGCACTGAGGTTAACCGTATTGGTATGGCTATCTCAAACAGCAGCTACTTTGCTGATGTATATGGCCTTGGTATGGACTTCGACGAGCAGACTATTGCTAACGAAGACGAAGTACTGAACATCCGTTCTGCTGGTGCTGAAACTCTGGCAATGCGCCTGATGATCCACCGTGAGGAGCAGTTTGCAAATACCTTCTTTAAGACTGGTGTTTGGACTACTGAGGTTGCGGGTGCAGCTTCTGGTGCAGGTACTCCTGTATTCTGGAACGACTACACTAACTCCACACCTATCACTGACGTAACTACTGCTCGTCGTGATATGCAACTTAAGTCGGGCGGCTATAAGCCAAACACTATGGTTATTGGTAAGTCGGTTCGTGACATTCTGATTAACCACCCTGACATCTTGGCACGTCTGAATGGCGGCTCTACTGTTTCTAACCCAGCTCTGATCACTGATTCTAAGTTGGCAGAAATCTTTGAGGTACAAAACCTCTTTATTATGGAGTCTGTTAATAACACTGCTGTAGAAGGTGCTGCTGAAGTAACTGCCTTCATTGGTGGCAAGCATGCCATGTTGTGTCACACACCTTCAAGTGCAGGTCTGATGACTCCTGCTGCTGGTATGACCTTTGCTTGGAACAACATTCCTGGAGCCAACAACCTTGGTATCACTGTTGAGTCCTACTCTGATGATGCTCTTAAGCGTCAGCAGGTTGCAGAGCATATCCAAGTTAAGATGGCTTACGATATGAAAGTTGTCGGCCCAGACTTGGGTTACTTCTTTAAAGATATCGTTCAATAAGCTAAACGGTGGGACGCTTACTTAGGTGTCCCACTAACCTTATAGGAGACCCCGACAATGATTAGACAAGAGAACTTCCCGTTTCAGATTGATAGGCCTACTTTTGTAAAGGTGCCATTTACCGCTGCGGGTAAAGCATGGCAGCGTGGCGACCACTTCCCTTGGAAAGAGCTGGCAGTAGACGGTAACAAGGTACGTATCTTATACAACCAAAGAACACTAATGCACGACTCAACTAAAGAAGTTGGTATGAAAGTAGGAGACGGGCTAGAGGCCTTAGACTCAGACGGACTTTCTGGTTTAGTTGACACAATTAACAAGAAGGTAAAAGATAATTGCCCTACTACGAGAGAGTACGATTTAAAGCGTTGTAGAAAGTCTAGGTTGGCTGATAAGCAACGGGGTATGATCCGTAGTTGGAGACGTAACAACGGAGACTTGGAGAACTGTTAAATGGCTTGGACGTATGACCCCACTACCCTTGGAACAAGTACTGCCACTGAAAGGTTAAACAGTGTCAGACTTTTGTCTGGTGACACAGACACTAATGACCAACAGTTATTGAATGAGGAGATAGTTTTTGGTCTTACTCAAACAGGTAACAATGTTTACTACGCAGCAGCTTGGGTAGCAAGGGCCATAGGGTCTAAGTACTCACGACTTGTTGACACAGAGCTTGATGGGGTGTTGTCCTCTAACTACTCTGTCTTAGCTGCTCAATACAAAGACTTAGCAGGTAAGTTAGAGTATCAGGGTAAGACTGCTGGTACTGTAATGGGCGTTAGAGCTGGTGGAGTTAAGATCTCTGCTATAGACAGTGTTAGAGCTGACACTAACAGACCACAACCTAGCTTTAGGCGGGATAGATTTAAAAACCCTTCTGGTTATAAGTCTCCTGACTCCTACGACTTTAACAACTAGGAGAAGCTTTAATGTTTAGGTCTGGTGACTTATTTCGTCTTGTTGACAGTTACGGGCAAGCCTTAACTCTCCGTAAGGTTACTACAGACGGGTCTTATAACCCTGCTTCTGGAGAGAGATCGGGTTCTTTAACTACGGACTACAGTATATTAGGTTATTTCTATAACTACAGTACAGGTCTCGGAGGAAATACTGACGAGATTGTAAGGGGAGTTCGTAAGTTGCTTATCTCTGCTCAAGGTATTTCTATAGCTCCTGATGATCAGGATCTTGTTATAGGCAACGGTGATACTGTAAAGGTAGTTTCGGTCACTACTATATTTTCTGCTGGCATAGCAATCTGCCATATGTGTAACGTACAGGAGTAGTCATGAGTGTAAAACTTACAGGAACCCTTGAGGATGTTATAGGCAACCTCGGTGACGTACGGAACCTTGCAGTTCATGAAATGTTTTCACAGGCAATAGACTTCTTAGTTTTAAATTCCCCTGTAGATACTGGTGCATACATAGAGTCTCACTCTCTAAGTAACACCGCAGGTAGACCGAGGCAAAAGCAAGCTAAGGGTCGCCCAAGAGAACAACCTGCCCCCATGAAACAGGCAATTGCCAGAGAGAACCTTGAGTCAGACTTAGCAAAACTAGACTTAACTAAGGATGTCTTTAATCTTAGGAATAACTCTTTACATGCTCACATAGTAGAAAACGATCCTGGGGGTAGGATTGCTGCTAAGAGTGGTAAGTCTGAAGTGTATGCAAAACTTGCAAACGTAATGCAAGGCACTACATTAACTGTTAGAGGATCTAATGGCTAGTATACATAAACTTATTAGGGCAGCCTTAGAGAGTAGGCTTGCTACTTTAGCTACGGCAAACAGCTTCCCAGTTTCTTATGAGAACGTATCTTTTAGTCCCACTACAGGGACTTCTTATGTTCAGTGCAAGTTTATTCCCACTCAAAGGATAAGAGCAGCTCGAGGCCCAAATGCACAGTTTCGTTATCAGGGGTTGTTTAGCTTAGTAGTACACGCACCAGAAAATGCTGGTCCTTCTGCAGGTGAAACCTTATCGGAACTTATTATTGACAACTTTGAGTCAAACACGGACGTTGCATTTACAAGCGGCGGAACAACTATCAATGTATCGCTAGACTATGCTGAGAGAAATCAGGGCTTCTTAGATACACCTTGGTACTACATACCGATAACAATCGGATGGTACATCTATAATTAGGAGAAATACAAATGCCTACCTTCGCACAGGGTTCACGATCAAGCCTAAGCTACATCGTAGAATCTACCTTCGGAACTACCCCGTCTGGTAACTTTCAGAACTTTCCGTTTAGTACCCACAGTTTAAACCTGACTAAAGATTTGGTTGCTGGTACTGATATTCAACCTGACCGTATGCCTCGACATGAACGTCATGGTAACAAACAGTCAGCTGGTGACATTACTTCTGACCTCCGTAAAGGAGACTTTGACCCCTTCCTTGAGTCGGCCCTGCTTAGTACCTTTGTTGACTCAGGCTCAAACGACACCCTAGTTGTAGGTGTTACACCCAAGTTTTTCTCTATTGAAGACTATGCTGCTGACATTGATCAGGCCCGTCTTTTTACTGGACAGACTGTTTCCACTATGGGCGTCTCTATTGCACCTAACCAAATGGTAACCGCTACCTTTGGTATGATAGGTAAGGGTATGACTATTGGTGACACTCAGAAGACACAGACTGCTGCTAGTGTGAACTCTCCTTTTGATGCTTACTCTGGCGCACTAAAGATTGGCAACAACTTTGCAGGACTAGCAGCTTCTGCAATTATTACTCAGATCGACTTTAATGTAACTAACTCTTTCGCCCCTACCTTTGTTGTCGGTTCTGATACAGCTCCAGCTCTTGAAGTAGGACGTGCAGAAGTCACAGGATCGTTCTCTGCTTACTTTGATGACGCAGCCTTAATCAACCGCTTCATTAACGAAACAGAGTCTGCTATTGAGGTTGAGGTTAATGACCCCACTGCTGCTAATTCTTATAAGTTCTTATTCCCACGGGTCAAGATTAACTCTGCCGATGTTGGTGTAGATGGTCCAACCAGCCGTGTAATTAGTATGAGCTTTACATCCCTATTCGACACGACAACTTCAACTAACTTGAAGATCACTCGTACCGATACTTAATCCCTAGCTAGGGCGGGGGGCATTGGTGTCGGGTCTGATGCTCCCCATTATTAATACCCGACATTACTTAAGAATGGAACCCGACATGGATTTAATAAATCTAAAGCCTACCTCTGAAACAGTAGAAGTACTGTTAGTTCACCCGTCCAGCTTAGAGTCCTTGACTAACGCCGATGGCAGTGAAATGTCTATTACAGTTTATGCACCTCACACTAAAGAGTATAAAGCTGTAGCCCATGAACACACTAATCGACGCATCTCTAAGGCATCTAAGAAGCGTGGCACCTCTAGTTTTTCAGCAGAAGACCTAGAAAAAGAAGTGATAGATTTACTCTCCCGTACAACAAAGTCTTGGGATATTACCTACAGTGGTAAAAAGCCCAAAATGACTGTAGAGCTTTGCAAAGAGGTTTATACAGAGTTATTCTGGATTAAAGATCAGATTGATGAGGCAGTAAGCGACTCGATAGATTTTACGAAGGCTTGATCCAAGACTTGTTAGAGTTTGCAGAGCATAACTTTAAACTCAACAAGGCCGACGATAATGGCACAAAAGAGCTTGAGCATTTAGAGCAAGTTGAAAGGCAGACAGGTATTAGACCAGAGGGATTAGAAGCACCACCTTTTCCAAACCTCTTATCTCATATCTGGTCTGCTTTTATTTTGTTACACGATGCAAGGACGGCGGGGTTTTCTGGACCAAACTCCTTAACCTATGAGTCCATTATAGCTTGGGTAAGACTAACAGGCAACCCACTAAATGAAAAAGAGGTTAAGGCTATTAAGAGCCTTGACAACCTATATATGAGGATGCAGTAATGCCCACAGTTGATCTAAGGTTTATGGTCCACAATGCGGATCAGGTTAAGTCTGCAACTAAGAGTTTGATTGCTCTTAATGTTGCTAATAAAAACCGTACTGCTTCCCAAGAACTGGCTGCTAGAGCTGACCTAAGAGGCATGAAAGCGACTAAGCAGCTTAATAACCTAAGACGCCAGTTGGCAAAAGAAGAACTTAATGCTATTAATCTGGGCATTATGTCTGAGAAAGAACTAATAGGCCTAAAAAGACAACACAACAGCATGCTTCTGCAGCAGACTAAAGACCTGCAAGACTATGTAGAGACTGACAGGCAACACCTCGGTCAACAGAAGAGGCTTAATAAGGAGGTTGCTAATTCTATAGCAGTTACAACTAAGTACAACAAAGAGACTGTAAAACTTCGTGACTCTCATGACAGTCTAGGTTCGGCAAAGAAAAAGCTTATACAAGGCGAAAAGGATATTGCAAGAGCTTTTGGTACAAGTGCGTCCGAGATGAAGCTGGCGGGAGTGGCTCTAAAGGCTTTGAGGGACGACTTTAAGAGCTTTGAACTTGCCCACAAAAGCGGTAGTATTGTTAATGCTGGTAATCAGTTTGCCCGTTATGGAGATCAGGCCTACAGAGCGCAGCAAAAAGTTAAGAGGTTTGCATCAGTTGGTATGCAACAAGCTGGTTATCAGGTCAATGACTTTATCGTACAAATTGCCTCGGGGCAGAACGCACTCGTAGCCTTTGGGCAACAGGGTTCCCAGCTTGCTGGTATCTTTGGTCACAAGGGTGCGGTTGTGGGTGCGGTTATTGCCGCTGTAGCTGCTATAGGTAACTTAGTTTACCAATACTATAAAGCTAAAAAGGGTGTAGAAGACTTAGCTAAAGCTATAGAAAAGCTACCTGAGTTGTATAACAGCATAGAGTCTGCGTCCAAAAGTTTGGCAGACGACCTGATTGAACCTTGGCGAAAGGGTGAACGGGCTGCGAGGTCTTATGTCAAATTCACAAGTGAGGCAGATTTTGCCCTAACAGAGAAAACTTTTCTGAGAAGTATTAACAATGTCGAAAGCTTTTGGGAGGGCATTAGCACCAGATTCTTTGGTAAGAAGAATGTGGTAGGCCTCGCCACAGCTATACAAACTGAGATCGATAAGGTCAAAGATGATCTGGCGGACCAAAAGCGCAAAGAAATCCCCACCACCGAGAAGAGCACTATGCAAGGCAGCAACTACGTGCCCAACGCTGGCTATGAGGCCGGCAATACGCCAAAAGACTATACGGTAATAAATAAACGGATAGACGATCTGACAGAGCTGCGGGCGGAACTTCAAGGCCTCTTTAAGGAAACCGAAACTATTGAGCAACGTGTAGTTAAATTCGCTAAACTAAGACAAAAGTACTCGCCCGAGGGCGATAAGCCATCCGCTAGTGTAACCAAAGAGCTAGACGCTTTAATAAAGGCTACGGGTTATCACGACTTAATACTAAAGTACCACGAAAAGGCTGCTGAGGAAGCGGCGACACGGGTCGCTGCGATGGAAGATCTTATAAGTAAGACTACTAAAATGGGTGAGGTCACTGCGGCAAATGGTGCTAGGGAAACTTTAATAGCTAAACATGCACGAGATCTTCTAGACGAGTCTAACAGGCTAAAGAAAGTTGGTATTAAGATATCCGAAGGCGCCGCCAAAGCCGCACTTGAGGGATTATCAGCTGCACATGAGGCTGAGCTGGTAAAGTTTGACGAGTTGGAAGCTGAGAAAGCCAGACTTAAGGTTGAGAAAGAACGTGCAGCTGCCGAGAAAAAACGGCTGGCAGATGCAGCACGGGCCGAAAAGGCAGCTAAGGCAATTACCGACCAACAAGATAAGGTTTATCGGATTGAATCTGCTCGCATTGAGACGCAAAGAAAAAGGAACAACCTTCTTGAGGCAGAGGAAGCTCATGGTAAAACGAGTAATAAGGCACAATTAAAAAGAATAGCTATAGCAGAGAACCTAGTTGAGGTGAGGATGAGAGAAAGGTTTTTGTTGGGTGGTATTACTGGCGAAGAAGAGCTTCTCATCACGAGCGCCAAGGAAGTGGCAAAGGAAGGTGTAGAATTTGCAGATGCTTTACGAGATACTCTAGAGATTACTAGGCAGGTAAACTTTGAAATATCTAAGATGCAAGGACTTCTTGACAACTTAAATAACTTCGGAACGGGTATAGATAAAGCGCTGGAAAAGGCTAGGGCTGTTGGTGACGCCCTTCGGAAAGGTGAAAACACTTCTATAGCTAGTCAAATTGCTGATAAGAAGTTTGAGTTAGCTCAAATTATGCAGGAGATTAGTAATCAATCTACGACGATGGGCACTGTGGCAGGACGGCAAATGCTTGCGGCTGCGGAGATTACTAAGACGGCGGATCTCGCTCAGCTACTTGTATTAGAGGCTGAGCTGAAAAAGAACGACGCACTTAGAAAGCAACAGAAGGCTAGTAATAAGAAGACAAAAGCCCCTAAAGAAGAGCTATCAGTTGAGGCCATGATCAGTTTACAAAAGGCGGAACTGCAATACAACCTTGAAAAACGTAAGCGACTTATAGGTACTACAGAGCTAGAGAAAGCTCATGAAAACATTAGAATGACAATAATGGACAAGATTAGAGATAAGTACACAGAGCTGTCAGCGGTAGAGAAAAAAGCTGCAATGGATCGACTTAATGATGCTGCTGCATATATAGCTCTGGAAGAAGAGCGTGTTGCGGCATTAGAGAAGACTGAGCAGTTTTATAAAGACTTAGCTGGAAGTATAGGCTCTAGCTTCGACTCTAACTTTATGTCTATTGTAGACGGAACTAAGAGTGTGTCAGAGGCCTTTAAAGGTATGGCAGCAGACATTGTTAGGCACCTGTTTAAAGTCTTAGTGATACAGTCTATGATTAGGGCTATGGGTGGGGCAATGTCTATGGCTGGCGGACCTATGGGCGCTGTAGGTGGCGCACTAATGACCTACGGTAATGCTAATGGCAACGCCTTTAGTAATGGTAATGTCGTA